GGCCACATCAGCATCAGCATCCGCATCCGCATCCGCATCGGTCCCTTCGCCTGCCGTGATAGACACGATGGTTCGTATTATTCTATCACAAACCGAAATGACCGAAGAAGAAATCAAAACAGCATTAGAGCAAACCAATTATGATTTAAAACGCGTAATTCGTGAATATATGTCAGGGACTGATAGTGCTGTTTCGGTAGCGCCGACGACGACTGCGGCGAATTCTACAAACCAGCTTCGATTTTCGGAAATAAGGAATTTTATGGATAAGTCGGATGAGCAGTATTATCGGCGTCAAGAGATGCAGAGGATTTATAATGATGTGCTCGAGAGAAAGAAAGCAGCCGCAGCCGCATCCGCCGCCGCAGCAGCAGAAGCAGCGAATGTGCCAGTAGAAGCATCGGCAACAGAGACGCCTACGCCTAGATCCGATGCTCTGCCGTCGAAACTATAATCGATGAACAATACAGTCTAAATTTTGTATTCCGGTTAAATATTCTATCGGAAGTAGTTTTACTCCTGCGAATTTAGTGCCGGCGCAATTCATTTTAGAGAAAAGAACCCGGGTATTGTATCGTTTGATTGGTGGGTTCAAGTTTTGTTGAACTACAAGAGTTTCGCCTGTTATCGCGTCATTCTTCCATATTATCGCAACATGGCCATACGGATAGTCTGGTTTTTTATATTTCCAGAATAAGATACTCCCGGGGCGTAAATAATACGTTGCGTTATTCGTATATGGGAATGAATGTGTTTGTAATGTAACGGCCGAGTGTTTTGTATTCGACGATGTTGGCGTGAATTCGGTAATTCGTTTGAATAAATCACTTGCGTCGACAACATCGGGAAATGTTAAACCTTTATGAATCGAAAAAAACCGGCGTATCAGTTCAACACACTGGAATTCTAATCCGTGTTTGGTCGGATAGGTCGCATTTTTCGTTTTTTTGATATACAGTACAATATTTGACTGTTCCTCTTTTTCGTCTGGTTTGAATACATTCTTGGACATTACGTAATATATTACATGGAGAATATATTACGATCGCCGGTTCGTTCGTTCGCCGGTTCGTTCGTTCGTTCGCCGGGTCGTTCGCCGGTTCGTTCGTTCGCTCACTCACTCGCTCACTCACTCCGCCCCACCTTGAACCACCATCGTCTTATACCGTTTCTTAAGTTTCAGGTTATTCGTAGGAATGACTTTACTATTTACCAGAAAATCGTTGTTGTCTTCGTATAATTCTGGCAGGATATGCGTGAGTGGTTTATTCACGATATGTATCATTTGCGGACTTTTCAGTAATGAACGATATTCTTCAATCGTCAGATTCCCGTAATATTTATCAAGAAGGTAGTTCGGGTTTGGGGCTGGTTTGAACCCTTTATTACTGGAACTTCCATATAATAAATGAAGTAGATGAATACGCTCGAATTTCGTAGATGTATCTAGTTGCTCTTTTAGTAATGATGCGAGCGCGCATTCCGGCGAACAGAAACAACCACTAACATGAAACACACCATTTACAACCATAATCGGTAAATAGTAAGTAGGTCCATCAAACTCGCATGTGTCCCAAAAACATGCGCATTTATGATTCAGTTTCATTTGTATCGTTTCGCCGTTATGAAACGAATATTTCAAACGGTTGATTTTTTTCGCGATTTCTTTTTGGTATCGCTCATTCAATACATGAACTGCGGAGTCGGTCGCGGCGGCCTTTTTCACATTTGAATGTGGTCCTGCTGCTGCCGCCGCTGCTGCTGCTGCCGCCGCCGATACCGATACAGATGATGCCGACGACGACATAAAAATAGAGGCGGATGCCGTGTTCATCGCAACAGCATTATTATTATTATTATTATCATTCAACGATGACGATGACGATGACGAAGCCGCCGCCGCCGCCGCCACCACCGTCGCCGCAGATGGATATGAAGTATGCTCATTCGCATCAGTGTCAGTTGAATCGTATTCGTCGTTATAGGTTTGGCATAGTTCGCTTGATTGAAGATTATGATTCGTCGTCAAATTATAAGACTCAACTTCACTTATGGATGGCGTGTAATCATAAATAGATTCACTTGACTTTAAATCAGAGAGATGGCACTTCAAATGTAGAATAATATTCGGAACTTGCGAGGTATCATACAATCCCGAATTCGAATTTAGAATGAAGCCGGCCTTGGGCTTGCGACCACGTTTTTTATTAATTTGACCTTTATAGATTTGATTCGGCGATACCAGGTCGGATATTTCAGATTTCTCTGGATGATTCCCGCTAGAACAACCCACAAGCCCACTCTGTGGCGCGTTTTCATTCGAAACTACCGAATAATGATTATGTTTTACAATATAATTCTTGTCGTTTTGTTTCAATATAACAATATCTGGGAATGTTGGCTGCAATACGACATCTTCGGCGCATTCTGCTGCTACGTCGGTCGGTGCCGTTTCTTCAAATGCCGGATCTGGACTCGGACCCGGACCCGGTGCTGGAGTGTGTGTCGCTTTTTTCGTGTTTCTTGTTTTCTTGATCACTGGCTTATCGGTCACATTCGCGGGAGGAGCAGCAGCAGCGTCGATTAGATTACCGGTCGTGGATGGAAATGAAAATGTCGGCATCGAAACAGCGTATAAGAATATACGTTATATACAAGATTTATGTTTATACCGTTTTGTCGGCGGTATTGTATGTGAAACCAACTTAAAGGAAAAAATATGTAGTTTTATGACGCGACTCTTCTAGAGTTCATCACCACCCTTCTTCCGCGCCTCCCTCTGATAACACTCACGGCAAAGTGGTATATAATTGGATGACCCGATAACTACCTGACTTTTCTCATTCGTGATCCGGAAACTGAATACACCGGGTGTTCCATCACGACATAAACTACAAATTGATTTCAGTTTGATGACCTCGTCACTAAAAGGGACGAGTTGGAGTAAATTTCCTAGCGGTTTTCTCTCGAAATCGCCGTCGAGACCGCATACATATACGCGCTTATTAGAACCTTCTACTAGCCGTTTTACTTGTTCTTCTATATCCGGAAAGAACTGGCCCTCGTTGATTAGAATCGTTTCTGCGTTCTTGATTGTTTCTTCATGGACTCGAACCGCCTCCTCAATTGTAGTGGAAAGAATACACGGAATCATTTGCTTGTCATGAGTTGAAAGCATTGGTTCGGTGGTATAACGATCATCTGCTGTGAAATTAATGACCGCGACTGGGATATTACAGAAGACACACTTCTTATATACGTCGAGTAAATATGATGTCTTTCCAGAGAACATAGAACCGAGAATTAACTCGAGATAACCATGATTCGGTTTCGACAACGATGCCATTATGGGGTGGGGTGGGGTGGTGGTTTATGTAATAGAATGATACTTGTATATATTCATAAATACGCGAAATATGGTTCAATTCTTTTCCGTGATTCCGTGATTCCATGATTCCGTGATTCAATGATTCCGTGATTCCATGATTCCGTGATTCCATGACATTACATTACATAAACGTATTTCATAGTATTGATTATATACCATGGATCAAGAACACCGCGGCGCTCAGCAGACCACCACCACCACCACGCATTCTATCAATAGTGCGATGCCATGGGTTGAAAAATACCGACCATCTTGTTTCGACGAAATCGTTCTAGACCCTATGAATCGCACCATTTTATCGAACATCCTAAAAACAAACTATTTTCCAAACCTTTTATTATACGGCCCACCCGGAACCGGAAAAACCACGACAATCATCAACCTAGTAAATGCGTATCAATCGAAATTAAACATGCAAAACCGCGGATTAATGATTCATTTAAATGCGTCGGATGAACGCGGTATCGATATTATTCGCAACCAAATCAATAATTTCGTCAGCACAAAATCAATGTTCGGTAATGGTATAAAATTCGTGATATTGGACGAAGTTGATTATATGACAACCAACGCACAAATCGCGCTGCGTTACCTTCTTACGAGCTATACTGACAATAATGTTCGGTTCTGTCTTATCTGTAATTATGTATCGCGAATCGATGAGTCGCTTCAGACCGAATTTGTGCGTATGCGTTTTAATCAACTACCTGAACCCGAAATATTCTCCTTTCTCTGTAAAATACGCGACAACGAACGACTTAAATTAACCGATGAAAATCTCGTTTCAATACAACGCCAGTTTCATTCCGATATACGTAGTATGATTAATTACATACAGACAAACCAAGAACATCTTCAGGATCTACATGTCATATCGAATACAGTTTGGGATAATATGGTTGTTTTGTTTCAAACATCAAACTCACCTGACGACATCTCAAAATATTTTCGAGAGATCAGTTCTACTTATTGTATTGACCCAAGAACCATCATCAAACAATTTTTGTATTATATCGTGAGACATCGTGCGACCGAATTCGTAACAACCGAAATGTTGAATACGATTGAACACATCATTCATTTACACCATATACGAACCGAATATATCATTCATTATTTTATATTGAAATTTCGAGTGTATTTCGCATCTATTACGGCGCCCGCACCCGCACCCGCGAAAAAACGGATCATTAGAATCAAAAAGCAACAAAGTATTTAACAGTCATATTCATGTATAAATTGAAATGAAATGTATTCATTGTATCATTGTATCATTTACGACAACATATAATGTCGGCATCAGGTGCTATCGAACCTCCTCCTCACCCCCAGCTTGATACAGAATGGATGAAGTTTATGTCTCGAATATCCCGCCATCAAAACTGCGACAACGCCGACAGCGATAATGATTCCGATTCGAATGTAGAAGAGGAGTCTCGTATATTATCGTCTTCTCTATATTCTACCGCTGCTTCCGCCTCCACTGTTGGCGCTGGCACTACGATAGCCAGCGGAACTAAAGTGAAAAAAACATGTATCTCGAAAAAGTCACAGCGAAGAACATACTCGTTTATTGATACTGCTGGAATTCATAACGACCCAGTTGCTGAAGTCGGCACCAGCCTCGGCCTTATTAATACCACCACTCCACCCCCTTCATTGCCTACGCATACACATGCGGCGGCGACGGTGTCTTTGATTCGCTCAAGAATCACGCCAATCTATATCTCAACGAAAACGAAGATCGCCTATTTAAATCAACCAGTGAATATTTACGACATGTTCTGGAAAATTCCAGTTCAACACTACTACGAACGGCGTGAAGGTGTTATCAAAAAACAAATCAAGTTTCAAACAACCGACCCCACAGTTATCGCAACTATCAAGGAGAAACTGGAACAACAGCCCCGCTGCTACGATGAATTCGTGATAGAGCATATCGATAATCCAACTGGACGTATCCCATATAAGGACCAACGAAAGGTAAGTATCGGTCTTTGTAAAAAGGACCTCCAGGGCGGAAATTCGAAAAAGAAGCGCGCATTCTTCAATTGCTTTGTCCTGATTTTGCGTATTGATGGCGGTATCGCGCCACTAGAGGATAGGGCGCCAGAGGATAATACATTATACAAGGAAATGCACGTCAAGGTGTTTAATACCGGTAAATTAGAAATTCCGGGAATTCAAGAAGACAGCACTCTGGTTCGTGTGCTTCAACTACTCGTCGCCGTATTGCGACCGTATTTAGGTGATGAACTCGATTACATCCGAAACAGATGTGAAACGGCACTTATCAATTCGAACTTCAGTTGTGGATTTTATATTGACCGAGATAAACTCTTTGATTTACTCAAATTCAAATATCGCATGAACTGTAACTACGATTCGTGTTCGTATCCGGGAATTCAAAGCAAATTCTACTATATTCCGGATAATAAACCAGACAAACAAAATGGACAACAACCGGTCTCGATGGACATGCCATATTATGAAGTGAGCTTTATGATCTTCAGAACCGGTAGTATATTAATTGTCGGGAAATGTAATGAAGACATACTCCACGTTATATACCGCTTTATCTGCTCTGTTCTTGAAACCGAGTATGATTCTATACATATGGGCGATATTCCGACGGACGACTTATCCGGAGGCGCGCACGGTAAATGGGTCAAAAATACTAGGAAGAAGAAAATAAATATAACCAATATTCAGTTCTATGGGGAGGAATGACGGAATGACGGAATGACGGAATGACGGAATGACGGAATCGCGGTATTTAGCATATTTCGACATTGGTTCGTTCAATCGCTCGTTCGTAAAGAATATAAAGATTTAAAAATTGAGTATTCTATATACACGATATTTTTTACTTATTATGTCATCCACGCAAAATGGAGGTGCTTCTATGGCAGTGAGCTCATCGTCGGCCGCAGGCGCCTCATCTAGTGATAGCCAACAGATGAGCCGTGTTCCTACCTACGCTTGTTTTCAGCACGCCACAAAAGTTGCCATTTTAGAAGATAAGCCCATTATTTTGGATTATTGGACCAGTTCTTTAGACAAAACATGCCTTATCGGCGTGCGGTCCAATAACGAGAAGCTTCTTGTAAAGAGCGAGGATGAATACACCAGTCCTATTGCGAAGATTTTCAAGGTGGATACCGAGTATATCATCGTTACCGCAAATTCAGTCTATATTGTCGCCGCAGATATCAGCACTAGGCGCATCAATTAATTAATGAATGAATGAATGAATGAATAATTTCAATCATGAAATTGGAGCACGGCACCATACTGTTCTTATAATCGTTAGTTATTATAAGAATTCCTGTAATACATACATACATACATACATACGTATATCAAACCCGATGGCATCATCTATCATATATTTAAGTGATTGTACTCCATTATACACTACATTAGGCGCACCTTCGCGTATTCCAGCTGTATCTGGAATCCCGTTACAACGATCCGCGCGCTTGGAATGGTCGGCGCCGCCAAATCTCGAAAATGTATCAGTTGATTCCTACATTGTTCGTTATAAATTAACCGGTGCTCCTCTATCTCAAACCCTTAATGAGACACTCACATTTTTCCCAAGCATCGTAATCACCGGTCTTTCTAACGGGATATCTTATGACTTTTGGGTTGTCGCAAAAAACCGGTTCGGGGAAAGCCCTCATTCACCTACGATTAGTGTTACTCCCGGAGCAGCACCATCGGCAACTCAAATTGTGCGTCGCGCGCATCATTCTACTGTCGTCGGTAATGGAATTGACGGCAGTAATCCGCAAAAAGTCGGTATCGAATTTACCCCACCGTTGGATCAAAATGGCGCGGCAGCTCTGATATTTACTGCGAAATATACACTGTTGAATGGGAGTGGCGTCGCCACCGACATATCTTATACAGAAACATACAGCGTTCAGACGAATGAAACGATATTGGATAATTCCGGAGCGCCCGCGATTGTAACGAGTGGTATAAAAGGTAGTTATATACGAAAAGAAATACTGCCGCCAACCGGCGCCGCGAATCCCGCATTTCAAAGCGGAAAGTATCGGTTCCAGGTGTTTTCATCGAATATCTATGGAACATCTGCCGCGCCAGATCTCTCGTTCATGCTTTATTTATACTCGAATACCGACGCAAATACCAACACGATTGCTCGATTTACTGCGCCTACATTTACATCATATAGCATTCCCGCGAATGGAGATATCAGCGGAATTGTGCCCGGCGATTCAACCATCCGTTTTACATGGCAACAATATCGCGGTCCCGGAACTGGAAGCGATGGTGGTGGCGCCGACGCCGCTTACGCTGGATGGTCATATCGCATCCAATACTCTGATGATAAAGATAATTGGTATTACCCCCCCATAACATTATCCGCGCCAGACACCGCGAAATTCCCGGAATATACCCGCGCATATGATACGACCAGCGTTGGTTCTGGAAGTGCCAATTTCGAATATTTTATAGATATAAGCCGTAATATTGTCAATGGTCGTAGGTATTATATTCGATACTGTGTCGTAAATGCGCTTGGAGATACTAGCGAATATACGCAGATAACAAGCACAAACTTGTCGATTGTCTCATGTATTCCTGGAAAGTTGCCGAATCCTCCACCGATATTTCGTGCCAACAACGCCGACCGTATGGTTCGGCTGTATTTTGATTGGCCGACGCGACCACCAAGTTTGGAACTCACCGGCGGACTACCTATTTTGAATTATCGCATCGAGCGATACAATGTATCTCGAACAAACGGCAATGATCCGGCCATTGTGCCCGAAACAATGACGGTGTTTGATAATATACCCGGTCCATATTACGAAGACCGACTTGGAACTCGTAATGGGCTTGAGTTTGAGTATCGGGTTTATTCACGAAACGCATTTGGTATTTCAACCGGATTTACTAGTCTAAGCGCAATCCCGTCTCGCCCATCGGATGTTGTTCGAAATGTGACAGCGCCGGGGATTGATATTGGTCAAATCACTCTAAGCTGGACCTCGCCGAATTTTATTGAACCGGAAATGCCTATTGTTCAATATTATATCGAATATAAGGAATATAACCTTTTCAATGTCTCGGATATTCCGGTGGGTAATATCGTGGGCCCGATTTCAAATCCAACCACCATTACAAATACCGTCCAGGACTTGAATTCGATTTTAGTAAATGATACACTATGGGCGAAAATATCTACACCAGTTGTAGGCGTATTTACGAATTCACTTAATCTCTCATATACCATTCGGGATCTTATCAATAATAAATCGTTTGTATTTCGCATTGCGGCGGTTACGCAAGACAGCGCACGACGAAAAATAATAGGACTGGCAAAGATAATTGGTTCAAATAATCCATATTTACAACGTCCAGCCATTATCGGGAGAGTTCCATCCCGTTTAACGAATATTGAATATACAAATTTGGATAGCGCTGTCTATATTACATGGACCAGTTCGGATATCAATAATACCGAACGTATTATACGGTTTATCGTGGATTATGATATCGCTACAACTAGCACGGTATATTCACAACGCCAAACATTTGATTATTTGAATAGTATTGTATTTAATGATGGCAGCACTAGCGTGAGTTATAATATTATGGTTGCGGGCCTTAACAATAACGTGGCGCAATTACCAGACACACGAACAAATAGTTATATTATGAAAATTTACGCAGAAAGCTCGGTCGGTTTCACGAATGAAGAAAACAAGGTGAAACTACAGGATTTAAGCCTGAACGAGGTATTTGAAACACTAACTGTTCCACGACTGGTTCGTCCAAGAACAACTCCGGCGATTATTACGGAGTTACGGTGATAACCGTAAGCATGTATGGAGTATGGAATATGGAGTATGGAATATGGAATATGGAATATGGAATATGGAGTATGGAGTATGGAGTATGGAATATGGAATATGGAATATGGAGTATGGAGTATGGAGTATGGAATATGGAATATGGAATATGGAATTACGGTGATATCGGTTGTTCTTCGATATTTTTATTATGTATATAATAGAAATATACAGTATCGATATGGCGTCAGTATCTCCGACTCCGACATTATCTAATTTTACGATAGAACCGCGCGTTATTATACGAGATGTAAGCTTTTCATTAGCAAACCCGACATCCGACAATACAAATCCTGCCGCAGTATTTACATTCACGATCAATAATACCGGTGCTACGCCAGTTGCCGACATTTCCGGTAGAATCGTCCGTATTCTTAGTGTTGGAACGGCGACAATTACTGCGACACAAGCCGCTACACCTGGATATACGAGTGGTGAAATAACGGCGGTATTAACCGTGAATCCAGTAATCAACGAATATACAATATCGCCAAAAGAATGGAGTTTGGGGTCGTTTGAACTACAAGACCCGTCTTCTAACAGTCCCGGCTCATTTACATTTGAAAATTTGACGCCGCTTACTATATCTATTGTTTCACGGACAGTTACACTGAAAACTGTAGGAAGTGCGCAAATCAAAGTAACACAGGATGCTTCCGGGATTTACCCTTCTAGTTCTATTATTGCGTCATTTGATGTTCTAACAAGTATTGTTGTCGTTGGTACTCAAAATCAAATTGATTTATCATGGAACATTCCGACAGAAAATGGCGCCACTATCAAAAACTACTTTTTTTACACAGAAGAGCGAACAACCGATATCAGTCCTGCGCCCGCAGTAAGTTCCGTAATTGCTACTAGACCCGCAACAAATTCATCCTATTATTCTTATACATTGCCTATTCCATATTCAAGTCAAGTATTATCGTCGTCTGGACAACCTACCGGTATTGATATTAATTCCACTAGCACGTTATTTAATATAACTACGTTGGCTCTTTACACAACTGCGAATTACTTTGATATGGGGTATTGTGGTGAAATAGAAGTAAATTGGGTGTATCATAATGACGCCCGGATTGAAGATTTAATGGCGAATGAAGTGGCTTCTACCACCATGACGCTGTCTCTACATAAACGCGCGAGTTCGCAGATCGGCGATAATCGTATCGATTTAATATCAAGCGCAACCAGAAATTATGATTCTCTTGAAAATTGTTATGGTCCGATGCCGCAAAATAACGACAAAACGCTTACTGACATCTTTACGATCGATTTTCCTAATTCTTCTACATTGGCGCGCGAATTGAAATACATGAAATTAACCGATGTTATTGCTGGCCAAGTTAATATATCCAATAATACATATATAAATTCGGAGGGTATCCAGAAAACATACAGCATCATCATAAAGAGCATCCGTATCGCACCGTTTCGTTTCCCGATTTCGAGAGATTTTACGTCTCTCGGGTTTGGATTAGGAATAGGAACGGGAAATATAAATGGGGGTTTTTCGGTTTCAACATTCAACGCGTTGCCAGACATCAGCGGTGGCGTATTGTATCATATGCCGAAAATGACGCGTTCTTTGACCGATTATAATAAGGCGTCATGGACATTTTCATGGAAGTATGCTGCGAATCTTCAGAAATTGACGACAGATATATCGTATTTGCCGGTGGGTAGCGGGGCTGCGGCCATTACCAACCTGAATATCCCATTCAATATGCGTATTCGCGCCTACTCGCGTCCTTATTCGAAAACGACCGGAACCATCACCGACGCGAGTTATAATACTTTATCGGTTCCAGCGTTTTTGACGAATGTAACGAACGCGAATTATAATACACGAATGTTGTTCGATGCGTCATTTAATGCTGATGCGAGTTACAATCAGATATTCGCCGACTTGTCGGCCAACAACTTATCCTATACATTTGATATATCCGGTGCGAAGGGATTTGCTCCAGCCGCCGTTGGCGGCAATATCGACTTTTCCCATACGCAATTCGTATTTTTGTTCGATATCTCCATTTTAGACCCGAGTTATAACGCATATTTCCGAATGATGAATACACAGGCGGATTCTTTTCAAGTGAAAATGATGTCTCAAACATTCACACCATATCAAGAATATCGGTTGGCCGGTCCAGACCCGACTCTGGCGTCATCGCAATCCTTAATCAGTCCAACAAATACATTATATAACATCATAGACCATTATACGCCATTACGGCCATTCTACCGTTTTTTCGACTTATCGAATGGCAATTTTTACTCCTATCGTATTTCGTCACAGAATATTGCCGGAACAAGCGCATTTTCGGAATTATTGACACGAAGGTGTGGTTCTGTTCCGAATACAATCCAAAATCAAGTAAATCGTCTCGGCAACAATACATTCACAATTGAGTCGGAAACCACGTCGAATCAAGTAAATATCTACTGGGACAAACCTACATTCTCTGGGTATGAAATTCAGTATTACATCATTCAAATGATGATCGATATTTCTGGGAGGTGGATAAATTCTATTGATTATACGAATGAACTTGCGGCAAATGACCTGTCATTCAATATGTTTAATGAGGTTATCGTTCCTGTAAGTGATGATCAGACACTAATAGAATATACAAATACGATTCGTCAATATACATACAATAGTATCGCTTCTCAAGACATCTTTAATTCACGTTCTGGTTTAAACACTCCATTTACCGGTTTGATTTTGAACGGCTATCGGTATTATTTTCGATTGGCGAGTGTGAATGAACTAGGGGGTGGCGCATATTCGTCGATTTTGTCCGGTGTTTCATTTTCGAGACCAGATAACGCTCCTATCCGATTTGATGGCGACCAAGTTATTGGCGACGAGTTGGTTATTCTTACATGGAAAATACCACAAGAGGACGCGGGGTCGCCTATCTTGAATTATATTATTGAATATCAAGATGTTTTTGAAACAGTTTCAGCCACCACGGGCGCCATTACAATAACATATGGGGATACTAAGCATAGATATCTCCAAGACGCAATCGAGAAATCGTATTATTATACCGCTAATAATGGCCATTATCCATTACAGACTTTTCGTAATGTATATTCTGGCTATAAACAATTTTCTTCTTTAAGTTCGGATAAACAAACCGCCTTGACGACATTGCGTAACCAGATATTCAAATATATAATACATCCTCGACCAATCACATTAAATGACACGGATAAAGCATTAAATACGGCGTCAAGCGATTTATCGAAAAATATTGTAATGAACTATACGGATAACACATTCACATATAAGAGTAATTTGCTTACCCAAAATATGTTTGACCTTTCCTATATTCAATTGAAATGGTATTATACACAAGATACGGTTGGTGGAGGGCTATGGCAACCAGACACTTCGGTATCGTTTCATTTATCTGTTACTGGTCATTTGGAGCATAATAGCAGTAATCGTTCTAGAGACATATCCGGAATATTCGATATTTCACGGTCATATATCGTTACTGTATCGAAATTTTCACTGCCTGAGAGCGCAACATATAATTATATTCACTCTGTAACTGGTGATGTATTACCTGCCAACGATCCGGTTCCGGCCACGTATGTTCGGTTCGAATCATTATCGCCTCCCACACTCATTCGTCTGGATCACGAACATGACAAGGGATATTATTTGAAAATGATCTACACAATCAGTAATATTTCAAGTAGTGCTTATCGATTTAATTTTTTGTCGGGTAAGGTTATTATCAATGGTATTGCTCCTGTTCGAACATTTCCGGGATTGAATACGGAATTTACGATGACGTTGAGAAATAATCCATACTCTCATCCTCTTGAAAATGGTAAAACATATTTATTTACAATCACACCGTTTAATATAAATGATTTTTTTCCAGATCCTTCGAAGGAGGGTCCGAATCAAGTAAATGGCGTAAGTCAGATCACACTAAAAGTTGGAACGGAATTCAGCGAACCGATCACCGATATGAGTTATTCTTTAATATCAACCACTCAGGGTGGAAAGGTAGTGCTCCAATGGAAATACTCGTCGAAACCCAAATACATTATCAATATCGTAATTCCAGATGAATATAGACAAGATAATCTATATCCACAAGAATATCCATCAATACTTCAACCAGACGGTAGAACAAGACTTTCTATATTGACACCAAATCTTGATACGAATTCCAGTATTGTTACTTATACCATCCCGTCGGATTTACCAGCTGATATCGCGTCGTCTAACGCTCAACTGTATTTAAAATCTGGGCGCGGATATCATATTAGTGTTTCGCCGGTTCAGACTTTCATTGATAATCAAGACACTATTGTTTTTCAACCCGCTCCATCGCGTAACATGTTTGTGGATGGAACCTATATCATTCCATTTCGTATTCCTTTGCGACCTCTTGAATTTATATCACAAGGGTATAACGGTTCTGTTGATTTGAAATGGCGACTGCCAGATATAACGACTGACCCCAATTACTATAAAACCGATACTACCGGCGCCTATTATCAATATAAATATTTTACATTAGAGCGACGCGACGTGTTGTCGTTGTCACTTGAATGGACTGTAGTTTCAAATGAAATACCAATACCATCGCAGGCAAATGGCGGGATTGCGGGATATCAGACTCAATATACCGTAAGCGGCCTCACGAATGAGCGGTCGCAACAGTTTCGTATTCGCACCGTTATTAATAACGAATATACGACTCAGCGTTCATTTTCGGATTACACATATATGACGGTTATTAATAATATTCCGGTGGTGGAAAGCTCTGCCAATACGGTATATCCGTCGATTTATCCTTTTAGACCATCAAATCCTTCATTGCGATTTGCGACCATCACCGCGACCGCGACTGGCCCACTGAATGGATTAACATTCATGTTGGATTATCCTTCCTACAATGGAATTGCCGACTATTATGAATGTGATGTTTATTATAATTATATCATTTCTGGCACGACTAGAAGTGAGTGGTATGAGATATTTGATGTAAATAATGGTATTGCGGATCTCTCAGACAATATCACCATAAATGGCGCACAATTTACAGCAAATCGGAAGTTGCGGACGACAACGGCAACGGCTAGTGGTAATCAAACGATTACAGTTGTAAGTAGGAGTAATTTATATTCCTATGGGATTCGGTTTCGCTTATATCCGCGTAAAAATGGGTTGGATGGTGTATATCCGTTGGGCGACAATTTATATACAGAGTATTCTAATGTTGATTATCTTTATTAGTAGGATTACATGCCATTTTGAAGCGTTTGGATTTGTTCGGGTGTGAGCGTATCTGGAAATTCGATATTGAATTTGATTTTAAGCACACCTGACTCGCCGTTTTTCTCTAATCCCAAACCTGGTATTGTTTTAATATTACCCGGTTTAATTACGTTGCCCGGTTTGTTGGCAAGTTTGAATATACGTCCGTTCAGATGCGTTATCTCGAAATCAAATCCACAAAGCGCGGATTTAAGTGTAATCGTTTTTTCAAACGTAAGATCTAGATTTTCGACCTTGAATAATGCGTGTTGTAAAACGTTAATGACGATACGAATATCTCCTTTCATTCCTGCTTCGTTCATATGCCCGCAATCATTCAAGATGATGGTATCGCCTTGAAGCACGCCTTTCGGGATTTGCGCATGTATTGTCTCGCGTTCAATTTTGATGATATCGTTATCGGGGACTTGTCTATCGATTTCAAGTGGTATTGAACACCCATTATAACACTGTTCGAGTGTAAGAGAAACCGTTTTTATGATTGTTTCAGGGACTTGATATATACGGACATGTGGTGTATTAGGTTGGGATTGCTGCGCCTGCGCGTGCTGATGCGACATGAAACCATTCATTCCGTTTATATTTACACCACCGACGGGACGGCCATTATGAAATGCTTGGAATACGACTTTCGGGCCAGGGCCGCCGCCGCCGCCGCCCTGCTGATGAATATTAAACCCGCCGCCGCCGCCGCCGAATAACATATGAAGCAGCTCTTCAGGAATTCCTGGCGGAAAGCCGCCACCGCCACCGCCACCGCCACCGCCACCGCCACCGCCACCACCGCCACCGCCGAACTGAAATACATTTGGCGGACCGCCTTTACGCATCATATCATAGGTGCGTCGCTTGTGTGGATCAGATAATGTCGCATAAGCGTTATTCAGTTCTTGGAACATTTGCTTGCTTTCTTCGGTATTGCCGTTTTTATCTGGGTGATGTAACATCGACATCTTTCGATACGCTTTCTTAATCTCGTCTTCGGCCGACTTTTCATCCACGCCTAGAATTTTATAATAATCCTTGTCTTTATCGATATTATTTCCGTCCATGCTCATGTCTGGAAAATCGTCGGATTCGAAAAACATTTCTGGATCATGACCGGGAAATCCACTGCCGCCGCCACCGAAAGGGAAGTTGAAGAACATACTGAAATGAAATGGAACCGAAATGAAATGAAATGAAATGGAATGGAATGGAATGGAATGGAATGAAATGAAACCGGATGTTTATTACTTAAATGTTATATTTTATATACTTTATCACGACGCAAATAGATAGAGTCGAAGAATGACCAATACACGTGTATCGCCAGATATTCCATTTATCGCAAAATATCAACCATTAAAAATTCACGAATTCGAACAACTTGACGAAAATACTGTTACAATTATAAACAGTCTCATCGAAATGGATAATCTTAATATTATGTTTTATGGCGACTCCGGCTCCGGAAAAACCTCGATTATTAATGCGATGATTCGCGAATATTATAAAAAGTCCGGCAGCAGTAATACCCTCATCCGGGAAAACATTCTTGTGCTAAATAGCCTGAAAGAGCAGGGCATCCAGTATTATCGAAATGACGTGAAAGTATTCTGTCAGACGATGACGATGATACCCGGACGTAAGAAAATCGTGTTATTGGACGATATTGACTTAATCAACGAACAGGGGCAGCAAGTATTTCGAAACTGTATCGATAAATACAGCCATAACGTCCATTTCATCTCTTCATGTACAAATATTCAAAAGGTGGTCGATACATTTCAAACACGCAATATTATTATAAAGATTAATCAACTGAATCAAGGATGCCTAAATAAAATTATGTTGAAAATCAAGAATAATGAGCGGCTCATGATAACAAAGGAATCCGAAGAGTTTTTACTCAAGGTTTCGAATGGTTCTGTTCGGACACTCATTAACTATCTCGAGAAAATCAAATTGATCGACCGAGAGATTACGATCGACCTCGCAAATAAAATATGTACAAATATCAGCTTTCATCGTTTTGAAGAATATACACGCATTATTCTACAAGAAGACGTCGATGTAAATGATCGGGTTCGTGCTGCCAACACAATACTATTCCAGTTGAACGATGAAGGGTATTCGGTTCTGGATATCTTGGATAACTATTTCTTATTCGTCAAACTCACGCCATTATTCGGCGAGGATATCAAGTACCGTATTACATCACTCATCTGTAAATATATCACGATATTCCATAACATACATGAGCATGATATCGAATTGGCATTATTCACGAATAATCTACTGGGTTTGCGCTTGGGGTTGCGCTTGGGGTTGCGCCCCCACACGACGCAGGGCGATGGGTTGCGCCTCAACCCCGCGGTTTGACATGTGACTGGGGTTGCGCCCCCACACGACGCAGGACGATAGGTTGCGCCTCAACCCCGCGGTTTGACATGTGACCACCCCCCCATGTTCCTCTATTTTATCGGTGTTGCGCTCGGTTTATCGCACTGCGTCGTTTGGGGGCGCAACCCCACTAATAAATACTTTCCTATCAGTGTATGTGTTTCAAGGGCCTGCTTTGGCGATAGACGTGCCCACCACTGAAATTTGCTACGTTTCAGTATCTCTTGGTCGGGGATATACAATCCTACCGCAGTGGGCGATAGTGGGACATCCGTATCCGCAAGTAGTTCTTCCACGAGAACCGGTTTATTCGTCGTTGTTTTCACACCAAGCTCTTCCGCGGGAATAACGCTGAGAGATTTCGGCACAGCCGCCTGTTTCGCCAGCCACCAGCGGGTCGCATCACCTGTAAAATCCATCTCTTGGGTTTGGTCGCGATTGTTAATCTCCATCAAATATTCCATATATTCCTTCATCACCGGGTCAAATTTATGGCATCCCATTATCTTCGTCGATGGCGAGTATTGTTTCTCCGCAGCGAGAGATGACATTGTGCGGAGTTCGCCCATCACGACATTCGCCGATTGAAGGTGGGCATCGTATAATGACCGTAGATCATGGAAACAAATGAATGAACTCGGAATCAGAAACCCACCATAAATATGAAGTATCGTTGCGAGACCTAGGTCGCGAACATGGCTACGAAGCGGTCGCGGTAGATGCTCTACGCGAGTTCGCCACTCCGGTATTATCTTCACAAATGCTTCATCGTCGATAAGGCATACATTAAAGCTCTCGCCGCAGTGCTCGATTATATTGCGAATCGTTAAATATTGGTAGGGTTGGTTCAGATTTTCGCTCGTTCTTGAACCGAAACTCTCCCACGACCTCGCATTCTTATCGAATTCAATATGAACCCACAGAATCGGTTTGTTGTTCTTGGTGATGCTACTACCATTCAGGAGATACTTCTGGATAAGCTCACCGTCATCATACTGCTCTTGAATATCGATTGTTTTCTTATATTTGTTATAAATGAAACCAATAAACATAATAAGGAGGTAAGCGATTGCTAATTTAACGACTTTGTTTTCGAACATTTCGTTACTGTATGATTATAATGTCTATTATATAGTTGAGAGAATAAAAGGTTATGTTGCTGGCGTTGGTCAATTCTCCAATCTGAACATGTCTGAATACAGCTTCTTATGGATATCACGAGAGATTTCGTCCTGTTTGGCTAAAATGAAGGCGCGGCGCGTATCCTCCTCTTCTTGCCGCATCCGCGATTGTTGGTAAATCCGTTCCTGTTCGACTTTGCTCGTCTCTCGGTGTAAATCCCGCCGCGATTGGTCTCTAAATGTCTGTAGTTCATTCACATTATTGAACCGCTTTGTCTTATAATAGTCATCCTCTGTGACTGGGATGATACTCTCGGTATGTGCTTTCTTCAGGTCTTCGTAACGGAGATTGCCGAATATTCCACTCGAATACTCTTGCGGGCGTTCTCTCGTGAGGTCATATCCACCACCGTCGGCGCCGCTGCCACTGCCAGCGTATTCCAGCTCCTGTCTCTCGACCAGCGCATACTTATTCCGCAACGCTTGCTTTCGTTTGTTAAGTCGCGCGACTTTATCCGCCCATGACCCGCTATCATCCGCGCCCTCGTCTTGGCCATCGCTGTCATTCGACGTGCTCCTGAACCACTCTTCGTATCCTGTCTCGGCTTCATCATCCTTCAAGCGATACTGCTCGAATTTCTCATTAAACCACCTGTTAAATTCGCCCACTTTTGCTGCCGCGGTCTGTTTCGTCGTGGTCGTGGTCGTCCCGTTTGTCGTGGTCGTGGTCGTTGTCGCGCCCGTCATCATTTCATCCAAGCGGCGCTTCATTCTCTCGTGCGTATGACTCGCATACTCGTCGTCGGCGTCGGGACGGTAGCCTTCGTCGCGCATTAAACGTCCATAATCTACGACTGATTTCGCCGCTGCTGTCGCTGCCGCT